ACCCCTGCCCAGCCGCCCGCGCCCGCCCGCACGGACGCCGAGCTGCTGGCGGTGGCGGCCCGGGCGGCCCTCGATGCGATGGACGAGGCCGCCCGCGCCGCTCTGCTGGACGAGCTGCTGACCGCCTACCGGCCCGCCGACGCCACGCGCACGGCCACGACCGCCACGACCGGCACCGCGCAGGCGGTGCAGGTGGATGCGACGGTCTCGCCTTCGCGCACCGCGAGCGCCGCCGCTCTGGAGTCCAGCCCGGCAACCCCGACCGCTGCCACGATGGAAGACCGCATGGCCGCGCTCCGGGCCACCTATCACGACCCCTTCGCCCTTACCTGAGGTCACCATGAACACCCCGCTGGTTTCCAAGAACCGCGCCGCCAACGAGCTGCGCCAGCAGGCGCACAAGCTCCGCGCCGAGCTGGCCGACCCGTCGCTCACCCTGTCCGTGGACGAGGTCAAGGCCCGCACGGACGCCATCCAGTCGCTGGAGATGCGCGCCCAGGCGGCTGCCGAGTTCACCCCCGACGCCGAGATCGACCGCCAGGGCGGCGATGCCGGGCTGACCCGCGTGGATGCGGGCGCCAAGGACGGCACCGACTTCCCCGACCTCGCCGACCGGCAGGCCGAGGTCCGTTCCGAGCTGGTGAAGTTCTTCCCCAGCATGGGCGCCTACTTCCGGGCCGCGGTGAAGGGGCCGCGCAACGAGAAGGAGGCGGCAGGGCTCCGCAAGGTCGAGACCATGACCCGCACCATCACGGGCTCCACCTCGGGCGGCGAGTTCCTGCTGCCGCTCACGCAGGTGCCCGAGATCTTCTCGGTCTCCAACGCCCAGCCGGGCATCATGCAGTACGCCCGCCGGTACAACGTGCCGGGCCGGTCGCTCCGCATCCCCTACCTGATCCAGGACGAGGGGACCACGACCCTGAACCGGCCCATGGCCGGTAAGATCGCCAACGTCACCATCGTCGGCGAGGGCTCGACCAAGCCCGAGCGGGAGCCGCAGTTCGGCCAGCGGCTGCTGGAGGTCTTCAAATACGCTGCGATCACCGAGTTCGGCGACGAAATCCTCGGCGACGACTTCACGGGCGAGCTGCCCGCCGAGGTCACCACGGCGGTGGGTGGGCAGATCCTCAACAAGATGAACGAGGACTTCACCATCGACGGCACCGGGTCGAGCCAGCCGCTCGGGGCGTTCAACTCCAACAACGGCTCGGTCATCGCGGTGAACCGCGCCACGGTCTCGACGTTCACGGCGGCGGATGCCTTCGCCATGTACGAGCGGCACACGGTCGGCCCCAACTCGGTGTGGATGGTCTCGCGCCGGGTGCTGTCCAAGCTGTTCGCGCTCCAGACGACCAACAACACGATGGTCACCTGGATCAGCAACCTGCGCGACCGGCCCCAGATGCTGCTGCTCGGCCTGCCGGTGATCGTCACCGACATCCTGCCGACCATCGGCACCCGCGGCGATGTGGTGCTGGCGAACCCCGACTTCTACGCCATGGCGCTGCGTCAGGCCCTGACGGTCGAGTCCAGCATCCACGTCAAGTTCGTCCAGGACATCACCACCTACCGCTTCCTGGCGCGTGGCGGTGGCATCCCGCTCCCCACCTCGACCTACGCCTACAAGACCTCGGCGGGCGTCAAGGTGGACCCGCACAGCCCGTTCGTCGTGCTGGATGTCGTGGCCAGCTCGTAAGAGCGGCACCGCAGGATGGACAGCCGAGGCTGGGGGGACGCCCCCGGTCTCGGCTGTGCCATTGTCGGCCCCGCCCACGCCCGGCGCCGACCGGGTGGCGTGCATGGCGCTGGCCGAGTGCATCATCGACGGCATCCGGCGCCAGCCGCAGGAATGGTTCACCGTCGAGGCGCACCGCTGTCCCCAGCTCATCCAAGTCGGGCTGGTCTTGAGCCACCCCATGCTGGCGCTCATGGCGCCGGATGCGCGGGCCCTCTGGGAGCGGGTGGCCCACGCCCCGGGGCGCCCGGCTGGGCTGCTGCCCGAGACCATCGTGGTGCCGCAGGCCGTCATCGAGCAGCTCTGGGCATCGGACGGGCGCATCCTGACCCCGCTGGACTGGTCGGAGTACGCCGCGGAGGAGCCGGTCCCGGGCACCGAGCGGCCCATCCGGGTCTTGCAGCTCGCCGACTTCGACCCCGGCTGCGCGGTCTACCGCTACCACAGCGCCGCCAACACGGTGCCCGGGGTGCTGTCGGCGCTGGTCCGCTGGGACTACCAGAACCCATACTGCCACCTGCGGCAGTGGGATGGCGAGGCCGACACGCGGACCGTGGAGGCGCTGGCCGCCACGGCGGATGTCATCCATGTCCACATGAGCTACCGCACCCTCTTCGAGCGGCTGCGGTACGTCCCCCAGCCGTGGCAGCGGGTCGTCATCACCTACCACGGCTCCCACGACCCCGAGGCGCCGCCCAACCGAGTCTGGACGTACCTGGACATCGACGCGCAGCTCGGCGCCGTGCGGCTCGGGGCCCGTCCGTACCACCTGCGGTTCCAGATCGCGGACCACTGGCTGCCCATCCCCATGCCGGTGCGCGACTACCAGCGACTGGCGCGGGAAGCGGACCGCCCCGCCCGCGCCGGGCGCCCGTTCCGGGTGGCCCACAGCCCGACCCGCCGCAGCATCAAGGGGACCGAGGACTTCCTGGCGGCCTGCCGCTACCTCACCGAGCATGAGGGCATCCGCATTGAACCGATTCTCCTGGAGGATCTGGACCATGGCGATGCCCTGCGGGCCAAGGCGGCGAGCGATGCGGTGTTCGATTCTTTCTGGCTCGGGCTCCAGGGCAGCGGGCTGGAGGGCGCCGCGATGGGGCTTCCGGTGCTGGCTGGCGACCCCGAAGCGCAGGGCGACCTGACCCGGCTGGGCATCCCGGTCCCGTGGACGGTCGCCAACGACCGGGCCGGGCTCCGCGACCAGCTTCGGCGGCTCGCCACGGACCCCGCGTTCGCCGCTGCCGAGGCAAGCCGGGCGTTTGCCTATGTGCAGCACCACCATGAATATCAAGCCGTGGGGATGCGCTACCGCGCCATCCTGCGGGACGCTCTGGACCGAGACTAACATGGCGCTACCGACGACCAGCGACCTCAAGAGCTACCTGCGGATCGAAAGCACCGCCGAGGATGCGCTGCTGGGCGCCCTGCTGGGCCGCGCCAAGGCCATGCTGGAGGGGTGGATCGACTGCCCCATCACCGCCGAGAGCCAGACCGCGGTGGACCGCGCCGAGGCGCTGGAGATGCCGGTCCTCTCGCTGGTCTTCCCGCGGCGCCCCATCGGCTCGGTGTCGGTCGTGGATGCCGAGGGCACCGCGGTGGGCAGCACCACCTATACCGTGGACGCCCGGTCGGGGATGCTCTACGCCAACACGGGCGAGGAGTTCAGCAACGGGCCGTACACGATCACGGCGCAGGTGGGGCTGTCGCTCCGGGCCGACTACGCCCGCATTGAGCCGCTGCTGAACGAGATGATCCTGGACCTGGCCGCGGACCTCTACCAGCGGCGCACCCCGGGCGCGGCCAGCGAGAAGGCCGGGGACACGACGATTAACTGGGACACCAGCCGCGAGACCGTGGCCCGGGTCATGAAGTCGCTGCGGCTCCTGCGGCTGGGGGTGGCCCAGTGACGATGGTTCCGGGGCGGCTTGACCAGCGGGTTACGCTCTGGGAGCGGCAGGAGCTGGGCGGCGACGGGTTCGTCCGCCCGGTCTACGTCCGCACCGGCACGTACTGGGCCCGGGTGGTCGCCACCGTGGACCGCGAGCGGATCGCTCAGGCGCCGCAGTCGGCGGTGGACTACACGACCGACGCCCGCATGACGGTGGCGGACTACGTCGCGATCCCCCGCCATGGCTGCGTGACGGTGGAAGGGGACACCACCCTCTACTGGATACGGGGCGTCCAGACGCGCCGCCAGCTCCGCGAGCAGCGGGTGGACTTGCAGGGGCTGCACCCGGAAGAGCATGTCGAGTTCCAGGACTACGACCCGGTGGTCGTGACTGATGGCGTACACCTTCTGACCTAAACCGAGCGGACCATGGCCACCTACAACAAGTTTCAGAGCTTTGTCGAGGCGCTTGCCGAGAAGCAGCATAACCTGGGAAGCGACACCCTGAAGGTCTACCTGAGTAACACCGCACCGAACGCCGCGACGATGACCGTCAAAGCGGATCTGGCCGAGATCAGCGCGGGCAACGGCTACACGGCGGGCGGCAACACGGCGACCCAGAGCAGCTCGGCGCAGACGGCGGGCGTCTACAAGCTGGTGCTGGCCGATCCGGCAACGTGGACGGCGAGCGGCGGCAGCATCGGGCCGTTCCGCTACGCCGTGCTGTACAACGACACCGCGACCGGCGACCCGCTCATCGCGTGGTGGGACTACGGGACCAGCATCACGCTGGGCGCGGGCGACACCTTCGCGGTGGACTTCGATCCGTCCACGGGCGTCTTGACCATCCAGTAAGGGCCAGATCATGCCATTGCTTGCCGATCGCGTCAAGGAATCCACGACCACGCAGGGCACCGGCACGCTGACGCTGGCCGGTGCGCCGCCGGGGTTCCGCACGTTTACGGGCGCCTTCGGCAACGGGGCGTCGGTGTACTCCGTCATCGCGGGCGCCACCGAGTGGGAGATCGGGATCGGCACCACGGGTGCCGGGACGCTGTCACGCGATACGGTGCTGGTGTCGAGCGCCGGGGGCACGACCAAGGTCAACCTGAGTGCGGGGACCAAGGACGTCTTCTGTTCGTATGTGGCCGACCGCGCCGTCACGACCAGTGACGCGGCCACGCTGACGAACAAGACCATCGACGACTACACCAACAACGTCGGCGCCAACTCGACGCACTTCCGCATCAAGGCGTCGGGCACGCTGGCGAAGGGCACGGTGGTCAAGGCGGTGGGGTTTACGCCGGGCGAGCAGGCCATCGAAGTGGCGGCGACCGGCAGCGCCAGTGATGTGGCGCTCGGTATCTGCGAGCAGGCCCTGACGACGGGGCAGTTCGGCATGGCGGTGGTCATCGGCGAGCTGTTCGATGTGAACACGAACGGGCTGGCGGTGGGTGCCACGCTGTACAGCAACAACGCGGGCGGGTACACCACGACCAAGCCGTCCAGCGGGTTCTATCAGAGCCTCGGGTGGGTGGTGCGGGCGAACACGAACAATGGCGTCATCGCCGTCAACGTGGTCGCGCCGCTCTACGTCGAGACCAGCACGAACACGGCGAACACGGCGGTCCTGCGCGACGGCTCGGGCAACTTCGCGGCGAACGCGGGGCTGTTCGGCAACGGCACCGTGGGCGCCCCCGCGCTGGCGGCGAGCGCCGACACGAACACGGGGATCTACTTCCCGGCGGCGGATACGCTGGGGTTCGTGACGAATGGCACCGAGGACTGGCGCATCAGCAGCACGGGCCATTTCCTCGCGGCCACCGACACCTCGTTCGACATCGGCGCCAGCGGGGCGAACCGTCCGCGCGACCTGTTCCTCGGGCGCAACGCGACGGTGGCGGGTAGCCTGACGGTGGACACGAACACGCTGGTCGTGGACGCGACGAACAATCGGGTCGGGATCGGGACGGCGAGTCCGAGCCGTGGTCTTGATGTCACAACGGGCATCGTGGTAAACAGCGCCGGAACGGCAACGTCGGGGTTTTACAACGGCGTGGCGATTTCTGGCTACGATGCTATCGGGTGGTCTGGCTCTAACACGTTGGTGCTTGGTGGTTACCGTGCCTCTCAGTGGGGGCAGCTTGATCTGTATATCGCTGGCACGCTCAAAGCGACGCTTGACGGACCCGGCAACCTCGGCCTCGGCGTGACGCCGAGTGCGTGGAACAGCACATACAAGGCGTTTCAGAACGGCCAATCGTCGTTTATGAGCCGCGACGGCACTGCCGTTATTGAGATGCGCCAGAACAGTCGGTGGACGGGTTCTGCGAATGTGTATGTCAACAACGGCTTTGCGTCAAATTACTACCAGTACAACGGCACTCACGCTTGGTTCACCGCCCCCTCCGGCACCGCAG